CGACCAGATCATATGTCCCGATTGATACGATCAAGGCATATGTAGGTGAAGAATGGTACACCCAAAACACCATTATTTCCGAAACCAAGCCGTATATCCGGCTTAAATAATTAACAGGGGCTAGCGCAAGCTAGCCCCATAGTCTAATGGAGTGTGTAATGAATATCGATAAGCGTAAACGCATTGATGAAGCTACGGCTTTGATCGAAGAGGCTCGGTCTATAGTTGAAGGGGTAACTCAGGAAGAGTCAGAAGCGTATGAAAATATGCCGGAGAACCTTCAGTATTCAGAACGGGGTGAGCTCATCCAAGAAGCCATCAACAATCTGGAATATGCAGACAACTGTTTTGATGAGTTACTTGGATATCTAGAGGAGGCAAAGCAATGAATAACATAATACAGAATCTTTGGTCAGACCTGCGATCCCATCCTGCATGTAATGAAGATATTATTCGTATTACTCGTAATAATATATTGGTTGCATCGACCATGGCAGGTGTGGATAAATTCACATATAGCAGAAACGAGCTCATCCGACAGATTGCGTTCTTGGATATGATCGAGAACCTTGGATGGGTAAACAGTGAAGAGGCAAAGCAATGAAGACCATATTCATATGCTTACAGATCATGGCGGCAATTGCCGCCATGGTTTTCGGGGTCGGTATGATCGATACCATGGATACAACAACAATGATCATAGGGGCAGGATTAACAATAATAGGAATGCTAGCCTTGATCATGTACACTATAATTCTAACTCATATGTATGAGGATGAGTAAGATGGAATGGGTTTTATATGTATACACTGATAAAGGCTGGGCGGAGGAGTCTAGGCATGATGACGAACAGGATGCTAAACAGAGCTTAGATGAATGGCGGCATGAATTTCCGAATTGCAGATTTAAGATTATGGAGGCAACAGACTCACATATATGACGACTAATTCCGCCAGCTAGGGGCGGATGGCATAGCCAGCAATACCTAGCACCCTCCCTAGACTAACCCCTGCCATATCATGGCAGGGGTCTTTTCGTATAGTAATAAAAAGAGGCAGGCCGCAGGCCGCAAGGCCGCAGGATATATAAAAGAAAAGAGGCAGGCCGCAGGCCGCAGGATACATGAATTAATCGCTTGCTATCCTATCCCATATGATATAGGATTGTCTCACAATATAAACTAATAGAGAGAGGTCAAAACAATGTTAACAGCAACACGATATCAGAAGAGCAAGCGCAAGCTTGCAGATTATCCATATAAAGTCTTGAAGTTTTCCAGCAATAAAAAACTAAAATCTGGCGTCAAAGCTGGCGCGTTCAAGGGCTATAAGATCATGACGCTAACATTAGAAGAGCGCGCAACATGCCCGAGTTCTTGCCACCATTGGAAAACATGCTTTGGAAACAACATGCCCTTTGCCCATAGGCTAGAGCATGGGCAAGAATTGATTAACCGGATTGAACAAGAATTAGAAGAGCAAAAGGGCAAGTTTCTTTTGATCCGTCTTCATATTCTTGGCGATTTTTGGTCACCAGACTATGTTAAAGCATGGGCAAACTGGCTCACCAAATACCCAAACATAGCTATTTGGGGCTACACTCATAATCATCCAGATAGCCCTATACCATTAGAGCGCGATATTGCCCGGGCAATTGATGAAACCCGGCAAGCTTTCGGCAAACGGTTTTCAATCCGTTGGTCTGATAGACCAGACCTAGCCTATAGCGCCAATAGTGAAGCCCTACAGTCACCAGAAAAGGGCAAGGCCATTATCTGCCCAGAACAGCAAGGGCACGATGGATGCGGAACGTGCACGCTATGTTGGGATCAACCCGAGCGACAAGTTATTTTCTTAACACATTAAACCGGATTGACTAGGTATCAGGAAACTGATACCTAGTTAAACACATACAAGTCATTGGTATGTATCTCTCACTCTATAAACTAAAGGCCGCAGGACGCAGGACGTTCGGCGGCCTCTCTTTATCAAAGGTCAGAGGACGCAGGACGCAGGACGCAGGGCATCCAACCACGCACCTCGAGCCGCCTCACGCAAGGCCGCAGGAAAATCCGACATATTACCCTCATACAAGGCCGCAGGACGCAGGACATCGATCCGCGATCCGTGGATCTCCACCACTTTTCCTCCGTCAAACAAAAATACATCGCCGGAAGAGGGCTCGTGGAGCAAGAAAAAACTTATGCCACCGCACCTAGAATGTCCCAGATGCCAAGCAATCTGTGATTTAGACACCGAAACTTTGCTATGTTTAATTATTTTTAACTCTAGCCAAATAACTACACCATTCATGCACATATATACGTCAGGCATGCCCTCACTGACACGGTTTTCAAGCCTCTGGCAGTGTGTCTTTTTGGGAAGTTTCTGCTTCAATGAATTCCATAGGGCTTTCTCTGTCTTCGGCATCGGTCACCACCTTATAGTCGCCATCGATGGCGGATTGAGGGAATTGTTTTCTAAGTTCGGACAGTCTGGCAACAATCTCTTCCCTGCTCAAGCTGTCAAGCTGATGGACGTGGTTCTGCTCGCGCCTGTCGATAGTCAGGCCGCCAAGGGCAGATCGGATCTTCTCGGCGTTGATGGCGGCAGAGAATTGCCCTGCCTCTTCCGCACCGCTAGACAGTTCGTGAAGCCTCTTCAACTGACCGCCAAGGCTGACCCCATATTTTCTTTCGCGTTGTTCCCTCAGTTCTTTAATCAGGACAGGAACATGCGGAAAAGATTTCCCATCGAGAAGCTTGGCGGCATGTTGTGCGGCAGACTCTTCCGCATACCCTGCCTTCCGCGCACACTCAGCGTTGGAATAGATACCTTCGACATAATATCGGGCAAACTCTCTCTGCCTATTGGTCAGCCCAGATGGTCTGCCGCCCTTATTTTTCTTCTCTTCAGTCATCGTTCAACCTCATTTGCATATAGGAATTTTCTGCCCTTTCACAAAAAGAAAAATCAAAAAGCGTTCATGTACGGTCTTATGACCATGTTTTGCCACACTACAGCGTGGCAAAAAGAACAAAGCGTGGCAAGGTTTCTGCTATATATTTCATACACTTGCCACACTTGCCACACTTGCCACACTTTTTTCAAACTTTTTTTTATTTTTTTTTGTTACCCGTAGAAAACCTATATAGGGATTTCATTTTGTGTTTGACACATATAGGACTATCCCATAAGATAATCCCACATGATCAGTATAAACATGGGAGAAGAACAATGCAACAAGCAGACTATAGGTTCGAGGATCACGGATCGATTTGGTTGATCCATCCTCTTAGTGACGAAGCAGAAAAGAATTTGGTTGAAGGTGCGGCTGATGATTTCTGCATGTGGTGGGGTAAGTCTTTGGTTGTTGAACCGAGGTTCGTGGATCACGTTTCGGGGTTATTGATGGAAGAAGGGTGGATAGTAGAATGAACAATATACCAGTAAAGAAACCATCCTATGATGATGGTGAGGCAAATCCTAACAACACGATCAGCTTTGAATACACGCCAACATATGATGCGTGGTGTTATATGGCAGAGGCGATCTGGATCACGGCATGTGAGGGCGGCATCACATATTGGTGCGAGTACATTCACACGCAGGGTTACCATAGCATTTAGGACATTGATGACATTGGCAAAAACTTTTTTGTCACGTTGCATGATGCTGAGAGTGATGATCGGTGGAAGGGCAGATCATTGGACATCATCATGGATGGCATTGCCCTGCTTGACCCTAAGACAAAGGTGAAAGTTGTGAAAGACTTTGAAGGGTTATTGGATGCGGACTTTGCTGACCGTGTCATTCAGCTTGGGTTATTTGGTAAGGAGATATTCGGATGATGACAAGTAAATGTGCAGGTTGTGATCAGCACAACGCAGTCCTTTATGACTATGAGGACATGTATTGTCACGATTGTTATAACGAGAAGAAAGAAATCGAGGAGGCTGACGATGAAGAAGTATAAAGTAATTATAACCATAGAGGTAAACACCGAAGCGGAAGACCAT